CTCTTTCCGAGTAAGGCTCTTTTTTAATTTCTTCTAATTCAGATTTAAGATTAGAAAGTTCAACTTCTAATTCAGGCTTTTCTGATTCTGCATTCTCAGAAGAATCTCCTTCATTATCCAACTGTTTCTCATTGACTGCTTTTTCAATTGGATTTTGATAAGCTTGTTCTTCTTTTTCTTCGTCAAGAGTTACCTCAACTTCCTTTAGTTCTTCGTCTATCATGGTTTAACCTCCCATGTATTGCGTGGTTGTGCGCCACGTGTCTATACTTTAGTTGTTAAGATATCAGGGTTTGATAAAACTGCTAATATCTCATCATCGTTTAACAAGAGCATCTTAACGCCACCTACGTCAATCTTACTTCCTGCGTATCTACCATATACAACATAGTCGCCAATTGTACACCACGGTTTTTGGCTTTTATCGTAACATTCATCTCCCATAGCAACAACTCTTCCTTTGCTATTAAGATAAGCTTGATCTTCTACAGCTTTATCTGTTAAGATAATTCCACCTTTCGTTTTTTTAATCGGTGCGATTGGTCGAATAAGTATTCGATATCCACATGGGATTGGTAGTTCTTTTGGATCGGCAACATCACTATCAGTGTGCCAATCATTATTCATTACAATATTACTCATCTTCGAGTATATCTCCTTTCATATATCGTTCAGAAATATCTTTAATAATATCTCTGGCTCTATCTAAACCATGAACTATTCCAATAGTTTTGATATATTGTTCGTGAGTATCAAATCCTGGATTAACAGTTCGTTCAGATAAATCTTTTCTAAGTTTTTTTATTTCCTCTAGAATTGCTTCCGTTAGTTTTAACATGTAGTACCTCTAAAATAGATTGTAGTGTTTGATCGTAATTTTTATTTACTTCTTTTGAAGCCATCGCAAATAAGTTAGGCTTTATTACTTGAGTTTTTATTTTTTTATTTTGAAGAAATTTTTTAGCTTGTCTTATTTCTTCCCCGGTTGGCCTAAGACTCTTTTTTTGCAGCATCTTTCCTTTCCGCCATTTTCATAGCTGTATCTAGTGCTTTTAATTTTGATTCTCTTTCAAGTCTATCCTGAACTTTTTCATCTTTCTTCACGCCTTCTACAAACCTAGCTTCTCTTATCTGCATTTCTTTCGCTTTTAATTGAAGTTCAGCTTGATCTTTTTGATTTTGTTGTTGCTGTTTAACTTCCTCTTCACTTGGAGGTTGACTTTGAGCTAGAAGTTGAGCTGTTTGTGCTTCAAACTGTGCTAAAGCGTTTTCTGCTTCTGGAGATAATTCTTCTTGATCACTATCTTTATCTTTAAAGTCTATATTAGGAATTTGTATCGGCATTCCTGCTTGTTGACCTATACTTTGTACTGTCATCTTATATTGATACGCTAAATGTTCCGCCATGTGTGCTAACATAGGACCTAAGATAGCTTGTTGTGCTTGTTTGTTTCCACCAAATCGTGGATCAGCTAAAAATTGTTGATGAACAGCTAAGTGAGCAGTGTGATTTTGATCCATAAACGCATTTATAGGTTTTCCATTTAATACTGCCATATTTTCTGAAACAGGATCCAATCTTTTTGGTTCCATTTCTTCAAGTAATAGTTCTTCGGGCTCTGGAATATTTAAAGCACGCACTAATCGTTCATAAGCTTTACGTACATTAATAATTTGAGGAGCAGATTGTGCTAATTGAAGTTCAGTTTGCGCCATTGCTATTCTTTGTGCAGCTGAAAAAATGTTTGGATCTGATACAGGGATAATATCAACACGTCCATCGAAATCTCTTCGTCTAACCATCTTCTCATCACCGATAATTTCGTAAGGATATTCGTTATCTAGGAATTCTCCGTTCAATTCTCCGATTAATTTAAGTTCTTTTCCCTGCGCCATGTGTAATCTTTTATGAATCGCACTAAATACTTTTGATCCTTGCTCGATTTGTGCTACAATACTTCCTACAGGAGCAGATGAAGCTGCATCTCCGACCATAGCATCAGCAATTGAAGTAAATCTACGTCCAGATTCAGTTAAAATTCCTAATAACTGCATCAAAGTAGGTGATGGCTCTTTAAATGGAAGTGGAATAAACGATTTTCTCAAGTCATCGCCGTAAGCTTCGACTTCAACCCACTCACCAGGTGATACTGTTATGTCTCCACCTTCAATTCGAGCACCTTTCGCTTTAAATCCACCATTTAAATTTGCAAATGCAGCACTATCTAGTAACGCTCTAAGAGCCCCCGTGCTTGCATGTTGTAATCCACCGATCATGTGTATTAAACCGAAGCCGTAAAAGCCTAAACCCGGTAAATATTTATAGTGTATAAAGTAAACTCTCTTGTTTTGTAGCTTATTATCTTCTTTCCAATTGCGTCTAATCGCTAAAATTTGCTGTGAAGAGCGGTCTATCGTAATAACGTAAGGTAATTCTAAGTCATCTTCATCATTTCCTAAGTTATAATCGACATGAAACTCTAAAACTTGTCTTGTTTGATCGTTATTACCAGGACTAATTCCGTCTACCTCATCTAAAGTTTGTTGAATTTGACTTTCTTCACCATCATCTGAAGCTTGACTTAATTTAATATCACGATAAAAACCACTTTTCATATATTTTCTAACATCGTTAGTAGTTAATTTCATAATTTGTGTATATCGAGGTGAAGTATCTAATTCAGTTGTACTATATGAAACGACTAAATCTTCCGCAGGAATGAATTTAGCACTTACTTGATCTGATGCAGTGTCATAATAAACTTTTTTAAACGCTGACCCTGCTAAAGCTAAGTTAAATAACATCTGATCTAACTCGCTAAAGTAATCGGGCATTAACTGAGTAATTTGATAGTTCATAAATTCTTGAACTCTTTGAGCCTGCATCTCTCTTTCTTCTGTAACTTTTCCAATAATTTGCGTTTTTACAGGACCACCTGGTGGAAACATTTCAGATATTGCTCTCGCTTGGAATTGAGTTGCAGCTTCCGCCATTAAAGGATTATGAACTCCCGAAGCACCAGGGAATGGGTCATCTCTTTCTTCCGAAATAACTCCTAGCATTTTTAAACCTTTTGAATACTGATCTTCCCAATCTTTTCGAGAGGACTTATCGTTTTCAAATTTATTTAAAAGATCAGAAGAAATTTCAGCTAGTTTATCTTTATCTAAATCTTCAGCTAAGTTTGCATAATGGTCTGTCTCATAAGGATTAACAAACTCTTCTTCCTCTTCTTCATCACCTTCAGAAATATCTACGTTAATAGAACCGTCTGATTCTATTTCTAGTACATCTTCTAATTTGTTATCTTCATTCTCCACCTTGCATTCTCTCCTGTAGCTTAACTTTATCTCCGATTGGTAAATTTATAAAGTTAGTTCGTAATTCAAAAAACTTATCCGCCCAATTCGATAAACGATCAGTTAGAAATGTTATATGTAAATCTTTTTCTTTTAATGATTGATCTTTCTGTGAAACTTTCGATTGAAGTTTATTAACTTCCTTATCTAATCTTTTATTTTCTTTTCTTAATTTTTCTAATTCGTTTTCTATTTTAGTAGCCATTATTTTTTCTTGCCTTTCTTTTTCGTTTTTTTCTTCGTGCCATCTGCTTTTCTATTTTTACTTTTCTTACCTTTTAAAATATCAGCATCAACCTTAGCGGCCTTTCCACCTGTTAACGCTGAATTAACTCTCGCCATCGCCCATGCTTGTGGTGAAGCACCCGTACGATGACCTGAAGTTCGATGTGCAGCTAGTCCTCGATTATATATTTTTCTTAACGTAGATACAGACTTCCCTGTCTTTTTTGCTTTATTCTGAAGTGCTTTCGTTACGTTAGACATTAACCGTACATCCTTTTAAATTTTGCTGTATGTTTACTTTTCTTAGCACCGCCTTTATATCTTCCTTTAGAATCGAGATCGCCAGGAAGTGCTCCTTCTCCCTTATAATTTTTATTTCGTTTCTTAATAGCTTTAGCCCTTCTTGAACGTAATTTACCAGAAGTTCCACTAAGATACTTTTTTGGAACACCCTTTTCTTTTGGTGCTCTTTTTAGTTTTTTTCTTTTTGCCATTTTTTATTTGTTTTGGAAAAGAAGATCTATTTAACATCTCCACCTTCTTCTCGCTTGACGTAATCTAGAATTCGGATCTTTTGCAGCTTTAGGAAACTTTTTCATTTGACCTGCACTTCTAGCACAATAAGATTTTCTTCGAGCGGCACGTTTACCCGTAGGTTTCTTTTCTGTAACCGCTGTCGATAATTTTGAACCTGGATTTTCTCTACGATACCTAGCAACTCCTGCTTTAGTCATACCCGCACCACTTTTCGTAGAGCGAAAATATTTCTTTGTCTTAGGAGGTTGCTTATCTCGTTTTCTAGGCATTAATCGTCATCTTCTGGTTCTAGTTGTTCTAGTTCAGGTTCGATGATATCAATTTGATCTTGATCATCTTCTTCTACTGCTTTATCGAGAAGTTCTTTTAATTCTTTATACCTTGATCCTGGCATGATTTACTCCTTATTATTTTTTAAAAATTCTTTTATCGCTGCTGTAGAATCTTTACCCATACCGTCAGGATTTGCTTTTGTTGTTATCTGACTAGCATCTTTTAAAGCTTTAACATCAGCATCAGATACTGAATAAAGTTTTTTCATATTATTCATAACACGTCCAGCAGTTTCTACAGCTTCTCGATCACTAGGACCTGGTCCTAAACTTGATCTTGTTCCTTTGTATTTTCCCATTATTTTTTCTTCTTGCCCTTTTTCTTTTTCTTCGACATTGCTTTCATAATCGCCATGCCTCGTTTCTTTTCATAAGACGAAAGTTTGCCGTCTTTATTCAAGTCCATTTTCTTTTTCATGTTCTACCCTTTTATTTTAATGACCATCATGCCACTCATCATCATGGGTGTTTCTTGCATGCTATCGCTAGTGATTTCTTTTCCTGGATTATTCATAGCTTCAACGAGCATCTCATCATCTCTTAAACATCTTGGATATTTGTCATAGAAACGATCATCTTCTTCGACTAAAGCTTTCGCATAATTAGGACTAGATTTCGCCGGCATGGGCTTGGTCGCTTTGTACATACTTGCCATTCAAATACTATAACGATATTTAATTAACTGTAAAAGGACTTTTTCTGTATTACTCGATAAGGTTTATCGTCCCATTCTTCATCTTCGGGATCGTTCGGGTGAGAAACTAAATAATTATCTCGTATAAGCTGCCACGCTTGAGTTGACGTATCGACTAAATCGTCGTGCTTTCCATAAGGAAAGGAAGCACATTCTTCAATTAAATCTTCTACCCACGCTTCATTAGGAACCCAAATGAGTCCCGTTTCTAACATGGAAGCTACGACATGGGCTCTCGAAACTTTATCTCGATCTGGTGTAAATTCTTTCACAGGAATCCCTGCTCTTCGTAGATCTTGAAGTAAGCTTTGTCCTGATGCTCGTTTCTCGACTAAGACGACATCGGGCTTCCAATCGAAAAATGATTGTTGAGCCTCTTTTCGTAGTTCAGGATACTCGACACGATTACGCCAAGCTTCTAATAAAATTATACAAGCTTGATCTCTTCCTTCTTCGTCTATATGTGTAAACACTCCCCACGTTGTTCTCGCTGAATAGTCCGCTGACTGTTTCGCTGAAAACGCCGTATCCCACGATTGAATGATCGTGTGGCATCCAGGAAATCTTTTCTTATCCCATATTTGCCACCAATCTCTTTTTAAGATTTGCCCCTGTTCTGCTGATGGCTTCTGCTGGTATAAACTTTGCCAGACTCTTTCTCCGACTGTCGCTTGAATCTTTTTTAATTTTTCAAGAGGATAGGCTTCAGGCCAGAGAGCATCCCCGTTATCATTAATCGCAGGAAGATCTAAAACTTTCCACTGCCCTGGTTCATTTTCTAAAACGAAACCGGCGAGATCTTCTTCGTGCCATCGTGTTTGAATGATGATTACTTTTCCGCCCGGCATTAATCGTGTGAAAGCAACCGACTTATACCATTCAATGAGATTCCTTCTTTGAACTTGAGATTCCGCATCTTCACGCCCTTTAATCGGATCATCAATAATGAGTAAGTGTGCACCACGACCGGTAATTGCGCCACCCGCACCAACCGCTGAATACGTTCCACCTTGAACGGTGTGAAAACGTTTCGCTGAAGTTGAATCATCTCTCAGTGTCGTGTTCGGAAAAACTTTAAGGAACTCTTCCGATTTCACGTGGTTACGCACCTTGCGTCCAAAATCATCAGCTAGTTCTTGAGCATACGTAGATTGAATAACGAAATTTTTAGG